TCAAGATGGAAAGTTCACCTTTGCGAAACATCAAGGTCTTTTCATCAGGAATAACGCTTATATTATTGAGGGACTCTATCATATTGTCAATGTCAATAGTCAAGTCTTTCCAGCCATCCATGCTCATCATGGAGAACCGTTCCTCATAGTAGCGTTGCAATTCAGGAGTCATTCTGATGCCAATCGCAAAGGCTCAAGGTCTTCTGTTGTCCAGAAATCCTTTGCCAGCATGATTTTCAGATGCTCTTTGTTGCGGGACAAGCAATCTGCCCAGTCTTCGTCTGTCATCTTCTCAGGCTGTCCTGCGTTGATGAGGTTGACTGAATCCATACAGGCACTGTAGTGCAGTGCGATTTGTTCTGCTGTGATGTCGTTCATGCTGTACCTTTCAATGCGTCAATTTCGGCTTTGAGTTCTTGGATGGCTTTGACAAGTACTGGGATAAGCAAATCCCTAGATACACCCATTGTTTTGGCGGCTTTTTCTTGTTGTGTGTCAGTATCAAGGTACTCAATTTCTTCCCCTGTTACCGCCTCTGGAACTATGTTTTTTAATTCTTGAGCAACAAAACCAATACTTGTTTCGCCCGATGAAAGCATTTTGTATTTGCGGGGCTTCATTGCCATTACAGCATCTAAGCCGTATTCAATATCTACTATGTCTGTTTTAATTCTGCGGTCTGAGGAAAATGTCCACGCAGTAAAAGACTGACCAGACAAAACTACATAATTGCTAAAAGTACCGTTTGAAATAAAAAAATCAGAAGAGTTTGTAGCAATGCCCCAGTATTTTGTAGTAGAACTGTTTCTAAAATTTATACCACTTGTGTCAGCGGCATCATAACCACGAATATTTAATCCAATACTTGAGTTGTGATAAACCCAAGGATTCCCATCCCCATCAGACAGCACGATGTAGTTGCTTGCTGTGCGAATGTCTAAGCCGCCTTGGTTGCCTGAAAAGCGGCCAATAATGGTGTTCTTTGTGCCTGTACTCATACTAACACCGCATGATGCACCAACAAATGTATTAAGATTTCCAGTTGTTAAGCCGTATCCTGCACTAATACCTATAAGCACATTTCCATCTGCGGTTGTTTGGCTGTACCCCGCCTGATAACCTACAGCAGTGTTGTTGGAGGCTGTGGTGTTAGACCCCAAGGCATCATCACCAACAGCCGTATTTGCATCTCCCGTTGTATTTGCGTCAAGTGCGGCATTACCTATTGCGGTATTGTTTGTTCCACCAGCTTGATTCGCCGCCAAAGCACTAGCACCTACCGCAGTGTTGGTAGCCACAGCACCTGCGCCACGGCCTACGGTGAGGCCATTAACTACAGCATCTTTTTCAAGTGTTGCTACTTGTGCTGTGCTAATCGTAACCGCAGTAGTTGTTCCATTGCTTTGTAATACAAGAGCGCCGTTACTAGCTACTCCAGTTGAATTAAGTGTAATTTGTGCCATGATTTTCCTTTACGGTGTACCGTTAGAGACAATGTCTGTTGCAGAAGTGATGATTCCAGTTGAAGACATAGAAGCAATTGTTGTTGCCCCATACTTGAACAGCAACTTACCACCAGACTCCTCAATTGTAAAGTTGGTAGTAAGCAGTTTAGGTGTTGATGCCGCAGTCCCTGTTGTGTTTTGGTTCAATGTAGGGACATCAGCCGCAACCAACGCCCTAAAAGTAGGCACTCCAGCAGAACCATTGGGAGATGCCAACACATAGTTAGCAGTCTTGGATGCGTATGGATTTAGTGTGTCTCCATAATTAGCAGACAAGCTAATAGCGGGAGTATTGCCACCGCTAGACGCAACAGGAGAAGTTCCAGTTACAGATGTAACCGTCCCTGTGAAAGCATCATTAGAGGTAACAGTGAAGTTAGGGTATGTACCACTGATAGAGGTAGTACCCGCACCAGTCAAAGAAACAGTCTGGTCAGGGGCAGAGTTGGTAATGGTGATAGTTCCAGCACCCTCAGTAATGGTTATACCTGTGCCATCAGTTAGGAAAGCATTTTCCCAAACACCAGCCACGGCATCGTAAATCAAGGTGTTGCCAGATGCTAATGATGTGAAATTCACATTTCCATCTGTTCCACCCAAGACAGAACCATAGGTAGGACGAACAAACAATACGCCATTTGATGAGCCAACATGGACAACAGCCGCCACAATGCAAATAGCATTAGGCACTAATGGCTTGGTCTTGGTCAAACCACCTGTGACAGATGGGTTGTAGTAAAGGACATCACCTTGCGCCCAACTCTCTGCTCCGCCAGTCGTGTTGATTGACTTGACTTCACCAAAAGTCGTGACAAATATCCAATCATTTGTAGCGCCAGTTTCAGCGGCAACACCAAGAATGTAACTTGCCTGTTCTGGTTGCAAGCCTGTAGCTGGTGCGGCTGTCAATCCACCACTAGCGCCTAGAGTACCAGTGAACATCAACACTTGGCCTTTGGTTGCCGCAGAAGATAACTTAACCCTGTAATACAGTTCTTCACCAATGTGTTGAACCTGATTGCCATTCATCTGGAATGACAATGTTTGGAATTGATCGTCAGCGTTGTAATACAACTTACCAGTTGCATTCGTAACAGTTGCGGCAGTATCAAACTGGATGAAATCAGGTGAGGAAATACCGCCTGTGATGCCAGTCATGGAAGTGATGTTGTCGTTAGCGCCAGCAATAGCCCAACTCTGATCTATCTTCTGCCAAACAGTACCATTGAATATCAGCCAATCACCAGCTTTCCAGTCAGTGATGCCGTTTAGGTTTGTAGAACCAGCAGTGTCAACAACATAATAGTAGCCACTTGTTCCAACACTAGAGGTAAGAGTAGGAGAGTTTGTAGACGCATTCCATGTTCCTTGGTAATTCAACGCACCAGCAACATTACCCCATGAAAGGGTAGAACCGTTGGTAGTTAAGAACTTGCCACCGTTACCTGTTTGGCTAGGAATCAGATTGTTAATCTGTGTTTGGAGGGAAGCTAGAGTATCAAGTACAGACTGAGAAGTACCGCCACCATTAGTAATGACTTTGATGCGTTCTGCAAGGTCAGGAGTAACAACCTCACCAACATTGAGTTCACGACCAGAAGACAGTGTAATAACAAGGCTACCGTCAAAATCAATGCGAGCAGCGGTAACAGACACACCGTCAACACCATCCACTCCATCACGCCCATCTCGACCAGCGTCACCTCGATCACCTTTAGCGCCATCTTTGCCTGATCTTCCATCTTTTCCATCTCGACCATCCTTGCCATCAGCGCCATCACGACCATCTTTGATGGATGCCACACGCTTTTCAATGGAGTTGCCCACATCGTCAAAACGTGAGCGAATGTCAGATTCAATCTTCTTTAGAGCCTGAACAACCAAGTCCACGTTCTCGCCAATCTTGCGCTTTTGCACTTCTTTGGCCTGAGCAACAGATTGCCGAACAGAATCCAAAACAGCCATTTGCTGCTCTGGAGTCATGTTTTTAAGGATTAACTCCTTGGCAAGGTTCTCGACATTCATCGCACAATTCCTGTCTGACTAGCACTCAATTGTTGGGTCAACTGATTGAGGAAATCTTCTTCCATTCCAGCCATCTTGTTATTCTTCTCTGACATCTGGAGTTCAACAATCTTAGACTTGTTCTTGATGTCGGCTTCTTTCAACATCAGTTCAGCAATCTTAACCCGCTTATCAAACTCCCTAGAGGCGGCTTCATCCTCATTTGGCAAGTTCTTAGTGGTTGCACCAAGGACTTTAGCCTGAATCTCTTGGGGCATCAACTGTGCTTCCATCGACAGTTTCACAGCATTTGCCTTGTTTTCTTCAGCCTGAGTCGTGTTGACAGCAATCTGAGCCTGAGCCGCTTGCATCGCCAATTCAGCTTGCATTTGTTGCATTTGCTCTGCTTGAGGATTAGGTTGGCTCATCTCATCCAAAGCCGCAATCAACTCATAGCGGTTTGTCAGGCTAGAGTTAGACAGAATACCTTTGAGGATGATAGGCAGAACTGGCGTATCTGGGCCAAGAGTCTGCAACAAGCCAATGAACTGCTTTTGCTCATATTCACGAGCAATAATGCCTAAAGTAGCAGTCGGGATAAAGTTCATGTCCACAGAAGGGTAACGCTCTGGGTCAAACTGCATAAAGCGGAAAGCCGCCTTCTTGATGAATGGAATCAGGAAATCTTCTTGGAAATTGACCAAAGTACGCTTGTACTTCTTGATGATGGTGGCAACAGCCATAGACATACCATCACCGTCACGAGAGGAATTACTGACCATTCCTTGAGAATCAAGAGTTCCAGTAGCTTGCAAAAGCATACGTTCAAACTCTTTAGCCGTTGCCAAGTTGTTTTGGTCTACTTCACCAAACTTGAAGGGCATCAAAATCTCAGTTGGAGAGCCATTTACAAGGATTGCTTTTCCGGGCTTGACTTCAAACTTAGCGCCACGAGGCAAACGAGTTGCATCCATAGCAATCATGGGGCTAGTTGTCAAAGCTAAAGAGTCTAAGTGGCTACGAGTCTGGGCATCAATAGCTTTTTGCATATTGAAAGCCTTTTCAACCGTACCCCGACCCAACAAACGATTGGGAATCGTGTCATCTTGATAGCTCAAGACTGGACGATCTTTCATCATGTATGGGTTTTCTTCAGCTTTCAGGAGCAAACCATCGTTGGCAATGACCACAATGGCCTCAACCATGTCGGTATAGTCTTCAGCGGCTGAATTTGAGGGGAATAACTCGACAATTTCCTTGTTTTCAGTCAAGTTATTCAGGTATTCACGAGGCACAAGACCGTAATAGGTCAGCAAAAGCACCTTTTCGTCCTGATATTGGCTTACCTCTTGGGTTGGCTCAAGATCGGTGTCTTCGTAGGTAGGCGTGATGTCTACTTTGCGGTAGATACCCTTCTCGATACCCTCAACAACCTTGTGAATACCCACGTATTTCTCAATAGCCACGCCCATACAGTCATCAATGCTTGTCCCATTAGGGTCAAACAGGAAGTTCTTGGGGTTAACAGGGACGATCTTTACCGCAATACGGTTAGTTTCGGTCACACCGATCGCAGCTTGCCCAACTTGTCCAGGGATTGCCTTGGTTGTTGGGATGTACTCTTTCTCAGTCTTGACGATGATCTCGCCAATACCTGTTCCATAGATTTCGGCCATCAACTCGATCTGGTCGATAGATTTTCTGATTTTGTCTTTCTTGAAGTCTTCCATCATTTGGGCTTTGAGAGCCTCAACATCCAATGGATTACCGTCTACATCCTTGAGATCGTCTTGGATGTCAAAG